CTCGTTGTCTAATTCTAGCCTCTTGATCTACTTCTTTTTGAGATCTAGTTTTAGCTTTACGTACAGGGGCTTTCTTTACAACAGTTGCTTTTCTTTTAGCACTGCCTTTAGTTATCCCTTGTTTTAATCGTCTATAGTCATCTACAAATTTAACAATGACAGGATCTACAATCGTGTCTAGAACTTCTGGTTGTATACCTTCAGCAATGGCAAATTCTCTTATCGCCTTAGCTGTCTTTTCATTAAAGTCAGGTATCATTTCTGGAATAGCCTTTTGAAAATTTTCTAATTGCTCATTCCATTGTTTAGTAGTCTGTTCTTGAACTTGTGTTTGAACTTGCTTTACTAATTGCTCTCTGTTATTTCTAGCATTCCAATAGTTTTTTTGGGCTTGTTCTCGCTTATCCTTTAGTTCATTAACTTCATACGTATCACCGTCTTTTCTAGCTTGTTCTATTTGAGCTTCTATATCGTGATATTCTTTTGCCAAGGCTTGCTCTTCTCGATAAAGCACTGCCGAAGAAGCCTGTCCAAGATTATTTATTTCTTCAAACTTTTTTCCGTATTCTTCGTCTAGTTGCTTTCTTGCTTCGCCAAGTTTTCGACCCTCATTAGAAAGATGTTGTTCAGTAGAATAACCTTTAATAAGATCACTAAAAGATACTGTAGTTTCTTCGCCATCTATTTTAATAGCGACTTTAGCATCTAAGTCTAAGTCATCAGGAGTGTACACTTCAGCTTCTTGGGTAGACGTATCATCCGCATCTGTAGCTTCTTCTTCTTCTGTCTCAACTTCTTCTTCAACTTCTTCAGTTTCGGATTCCTCTGCATCTGGGTCTTCCGCAGTTTCTTCCGTGTCTAACTCAGGAACGTCTTGCTCATCGGGTAGAGATTCTGTAAACTCGGAGTTTGCCACAATGTCAGCCAGCAGTTGTTCTTCTGTTCGACTATCCGTTGCTGTAGAGTCATCCATTTGGGTAGAGTCTACTCTTGCTTCGGTATTCTTATCCATTCTTCTTTACCTCCTTTTTAGCAGGTGTAATCTTTGATTGATATTTTTCTTTCATAGCATATAAGTGATGTAATGTTTCTGCATTAAGCTTAGCTTTACCACCACTACGCATTGAATCATATTCAAGTGTATTTATCATCTGATTATAGTTTTGGATTAATTGTTCGTAATTTATTTCGTACATTAAGTGTTGTCCTCCTTCATATGCGGTATGTTTTTACCATACATCTCGAAGCCTATCATTTTCTCTTTGACACTACCTAGTGCCATAGCAGAACTGTAGAGAAACTCACGAGTCTTAGTTTCATGAGATTCAGTCTTTAACCATTCTAAAAAGTAATCGACTAAAACCTCACCATATACTTCATCAAAGAAGTTCTCCCTTTCTTGAGATGCAAAGTGACCCTTGACATGGGCTTGTCTTGCTAGCTCTTCAGGGTGAACTTTATGATGTCCGTATGATTTTTTATTTCCCAGCCTCTTCTCGGCTGTCTGCTTATATTTATCCAATCTTTATTTTCCTTGGTTTCTTTTCTTCAGGAATTTCTCTTTCTAGTTTAATAACTAGTAATCCATTTTCTAGTTTAGCACTCTTGATAATTATATCATCTGCTATAGAAAAATTACGAGTAAATTTCCTATTAGATATACCTTTGTATAGCTCATCCTTTTTAGAATTTTCTTTATTAGAAGAGACTGTTAACATATTTTCTGTAACAGTTACTTCAATATCATCTTTAGAAAAACCAGCAAGTGCCATTTCAATAGCAAAGTTATCTCCATCTCTCTTTATATTATAAGGTGGATATGAAGGTAATTTTTTACTATGATAAATAAACTCATCTAATTGATCAAAGAGTTTTTCAAATCCTATTGTATAAGGTATTGGGCTATTATTTAAAAACATATTCATTGTGTTTCTCCTTTATTAAGCAAGATAGTTAATACTCAATCCATTAGGCATTGAGCGTAGGTTATTGTTAAGCTATTAAGTAGTTATAAACCACTTCATTTTTCTGTGCTACTGTACCGTGAGTTGTTTTAAGATTCACGAGTGTTTGTGCACCATTATTTAATCCAGTTATCTTTTTGAATTCTTTAGCTTGTAATTGTACTCCTGATTGTACAACTGTGCCTGCTGTTGCAACGTCAAATATGATTGCAGAATCGCTATCATTAGCAATTAATATAATACCAGCACCTGCACCTGCAGCTGTTGTTATTGTACCTGATTGTGCACCACCTGTTCCTGTTGCATTTATTGTTACTGTTGCCATTTTATATCATCTCCTGTGGTTGTTCTTCCATCATTGGCTGTTCCTGCTCCATAGGCGGAGGAGGACTTGGGTTTAAAAGTTCTCTTGCCATCATAATCACGCTAGCGTAATCAGGATGCGGAGGTAACTCAGCACCTTCTTTAGTAGCCTTGATGGTTAAATCTGCCCACTCTTGAAAGTGTTTATCAATAGATACTGCTAATTGTTTAGCATTATCATCCATTGTATTTTTACTTTGTGCATCTGTATATGCGACATTTGACTCTGCAAGTGCTGCATCTGCTTCTGCTTTACGGTTCTTTAATTGTTCAGCCATATTCTGTGTTTCAGAATTCTTTTGCATTTCTTCTGCTGCTCTTTGTTTAAACTCTTCGGTAGTGTAATCTTCAAGATAATCATTACTGTTTAATTGCATTGACTCTATTAATTGAGTTGCAAGAACTGCTGCAGCTTCTGGTTTAATGACTAAACCCATGCCTTGTTGATTTAATGCGGGTAATATTTCTGAACCTACTTTACCAAGCTTCTGTATCTTTGTACTATTGCTGTTTTCACCAATATCTAAAAAGATTTCAACATCCATTGTCTTAGGTAGCTTAGATATGTCAACCATTCTATAAACACCATCGGCATAAATGTTTTGTTTAGCCTTCATGTTTTTAACCATGGTCTCATAAATACCTGTGATTAAATGCTTAAATCCAGTTTCAGCAAATCTACGCCCAATATGCTGGATTCTCTTTTGAGCAGCTGATTGTACAGCTGAAAGCTTCTGTTCAGAGTTTCCAGAAACGTAGAGAGTATCGTTTAAACCCTGTGCAGCCTTTGACATTCCAGTTGCTTGTTCCTTAATCATTTGAAGGTGTTCTAGCAACGGAACAGTACCTGTTGAAATAGCTTCAGGTGGTAATGATGCCACTGCAGCCGATGGATTACCATTTGTTGGGATAATCTGCTTTGGCTTCATATTTTGCAGTGCACTAAAATCTACCACATTTGGATCAGCTAGTTTTGGACTGTAGTTAGTGAGATAGGTATTCTCAACAAAACCTCTTAGTATAGCAGTACTAGCCAAAGTACTACTTCTAGTGAAGTCTGCCATTGATAAACCAAAGAACTCATGCGGTATATCTATAGGTACAATACTTGCCAATGGGATTCTCTCACAATCCTCTTCGAATAGTATGTGATTACCTACAGTTATAAAGTGCTTTAATTCTGCTATACCATCGCCATCTCGGTCTACTCTCATCCATGATTCGGTGAGTGTGACTAATTGATTAGCTTCTAGTGGATAGCCTGATTTACCTTCATATCCTTGCCAATAACGTTGTCCTGTTATTTCTTTTCTTGCAGCAACGTCTTCGCTGTAGTTTCCACTACCCAGCCAATCGTCACCTGTATCTAATTCAGCCCATTCCTCTTCAGTGATGCTGTCACCCCATTCAGGATAGTACTTACGTACTTCTGATCTAGTCATTTCACTTTGAATGCCTACGTAGTTAGCATCTTCTATTTCTCTAGCTTCATTAGATATTCTAAATGATTCAGGTGGAATACACTCTAGCTTGATTTTACTTTTGTCTATCTTCTTCCTTAGTCGAACATCTATATACGATATCGTTTCTGAAAGTGGATTGAGCGTTAGCTCATTGACGATTTCGATATTTTCATCTGCGAGGATTTCATCTAACTTAGCTTCATCAATTTCATCAAACTCTTCAATGACGTAATCGTAATCCTCAATATAATCCCATCTTATAATTGCGTTTTTCCAAAGTAAAGAAGACTTCATCCAAGTCTGGAGTATCTCCCATCCTTTATTCTTTTTAAATATGCAGTAATTAACCACATTACTAGCATCCTTTGCAGCTTGAAAAGCTCCAGGAGTGTCATCATAGGGGACAAACCGAGCTAACTTACCATTACTAAGGAATAGATCCGATAAGACTGCTGTATATGCTTCAATAACTTCTGTTGTGCTTGTGTCTACTATTGTACTCACACCTTGAGGTGCTAAGTGATCCATAGCAACACCAGCGTATTCGTATGTGCTCTTCAATCTCTCACGAGATAGGTCAGAACTGTTTAACCAATCTCCGCTACTGGCTTGAATTCCAGAATCGATTTGAACTATAAGTTGTTCATCATCGACTGCTTCTTTGTAGCCGCCATAGCTCATACTCATAATGTGCCTCTTCCAGTGTATATAGGTTTACTGGCTTCCATAACTTTCTTTTCGTATTTTCCAGGCTGAGATAGCTCTGTTTTTCTTTTTGTTTTATTCTTTACTGGACTACTTTGTGTTACGTTTTGTATATATCGTGTTGCTGATGTTTTCATTTGAGACTCCTGCTCCTTTTTATCTTTCGACCACCGAAAAATACTAATACGTTTATAGTTGTGTTTATTGTGATGGCTACGACTAGCCAAGCTTCCCACCATTCTATTAGCATTTCCACCTTTTCCTTGCCTGCCTCAACCTACTATTGGGATCTTTTGCGGCTTTAGGAAAGTCTTTCATTTGCCCTGCTGACCTTGCACAGTAAGACTTACGTCTTTTAGCTGCAGCACTGCCTTTCTTTACTGTACCTGTGACTGCTGTCTTTAGTTTACTTCCAGGATTATCTCTCCTGTACTTGGCTACACCTTTAGCGGTCATTCCAGCTCCAGACTTAGTTGGTCGTTTATTACCACTGCTGATAGTTTGTCCTTTCATTGTTCCTTTTAAAGGTACTTTCTTTTTTCTTTCTGCCATGATCACACCTTCTTGGTTTTCTTTAAATCTTTAAAATGAACTAGATATTTACTGCTGGCGGTATGTTTAGCACCTGACATAAGTTTACCCTTGGCATCTTTATGTGTTTTACCTTTATATTCTTTTCCGTTTTTAAAATAATGTTTTACACCTTTCATGTCCTACCTCTTCTTTTTAGCTAATGGTCCATCTGTGTAAACCAAAGTATTATAATCATTTAATTGAGAACCTTCTCCAGCAGGACTTCCTTTAAGGTAATCATACATTCCGTAGACTACGCCTAATGGTCCAGCAAATTTAGCAGCTTGTCCTAATGCAGCTTTTCCTAATACTTTTGCATGTTTAGGTTTTAATTCACCTAAGACTCTTTTAGGGTTCATAGCTAATGGTTTTAAAGTGTTTCTTAATGCTAACTTAGAAGGTTGATTAGGTAATACAGCTTCATAGTATTTAGATTTAAAGTCGTCTAATGACATATTTTTAAAATCTAAATCAATTTGTTTTCTAAGATCTTTTTTTGAGGGAGTTACTCTTTCTAAACCACCTTTTTTCTTAGTGCCACCAGCTTTAGTACTAAATGATTCAGGTCTATATTTAATCATTTTATCTTCTACTTTTCGATGATAATCACTAGCTTTTTCAATACCTTTTTTATAGTCTTCTAAAGATATTTTTGACTTACTCATTTTACCTGATAGTGGACCATGTTTAAACATTTCCGAATGTTTTAAATTAGGAGACCACCAATCTCCTTGTACACCATAACCAGAGCCTCGGAATATATCTATGTAATCCATATCTATTACCTCTTCTTACTCATCCAAGCTGTTGTTCCCATGTATGCACCGACAATACCAGCTCCACTTATATAGAAAAGATTACTGATATCTGAGAGAGCCTCCACTCTTTCTAAGGGTATAAAGAACATCA